AAAGAGAAGTGACTAACCATTTACCCGAAACAGTATAATCATTGACCCCACGAGCTTGAGTGGTAGTATCATTTAAGTTAAAAAATAATTCAACTAGATCTCCGGCTGAAATTTCAGTGTTGCCTGGAATCGTTATGTTCATTTTTTGATTCCGGAGCTGATTAGTGGCAGCCATTTCCCTACCAATAAAATTTTGTATTCTTATTGGCGCATTTACAATATTTGAAATATTATCATCGCGTTGTCTCACGTAAGCAGATTTTTGAGAAGTGATATAGTTAGTAGTTAAAAATGATTCTGTTGTCGGTGAAGCTGATAATAATTCTGCATGTTTTTTGGATAAAACTGGTTTAGAATTTACACCCTGTGAATGAGCATTTTCTTTAAAATTTTTAGAGTAATTATATGATGTTGTTTCCATCGTTTTTGAAATCGGATCTAAGTAAAATATTTTATTAGCGAATTTGCCACTTAAAGAAGCATTTAAAACGTCTGAAGTGTTTATATAATTTTTAGAAACGATTTTTTGATAATTTTTTATTTGATTATCTTCATCATCTTTTTTTGAAAGATTAATATCATCAAAAAATTGTTCTTTTGGTTTTTGATTAAACAAATTTTCTATCGTAGTAAAATGATATCCTTTGTTATTTTCAAAAAATAAAAAGTTAGAACTTTTATTTTTAATTGATTCAGCTTGTTGACAAACCATATTCAATGCCGCAAAAGTGCTATTTGATGGAAACGCAATTTTTAATAATCCATATGTATCTTCTACAGTTACCAATGGTTTATTACTAATTTTTTTAATGTAATTAGTGTATATATTTTGAACTATGGATTTCGCTGTTTGCTGATAAAATCCACTAATGACTAACATATCCTCACGCTCATTTTTAAAAAATTCTTCAGATATTGCGTGTAACGAATAGCTTTTTCTGGCTTGATTTGAATGATCAACATTGTCAATTTCAAAAATTTTCAATTTTTTTCTGATACGATTTTTATCTTCATTATTTGATTGATGAACAAATTCAATATCAACAGTTTCACCACCCAAAATAGGTAATTGTTGTTGTAGTGATATTGTATCTGTAACATCAATCACAAGGGATATGCTTGGTCTAAAAATACTTTCAAAATATCTAAATGAATTAAATATTCTAGAAATTTCTGAAGTTTCAGATTCTTCTACATTTTTAATAGAAAGACGTAATAGATCAGCCTTTCCCGTATTCACTTCATTCATTTAATAATTTCCTGTGAGATTCTTTAACTAATCCGATGTAAAGTTTATCTAAAATTAAGATTGATCGACGTTTTTCATTTAATTCAACTTCATACGTGTATGAATCTACAGCTCTCCTTAATGATGGATTGGTTGCGACATAAGTTGTATAATCCACAATCAAAGATTTTTGACGCACCATTTCACCATTATCGGTTACTGTTCTTTGCTGTATTATTTTTTCGTAGTGATGATTAATTGATTGTGCTGCTGAAACGCTACCATATTTTTGAGCAACAAATTTATTTAAACTATTATTATCTAAAGGCCATTGAAAATATGGATCATGAATTTCATTGGTTAATAGAATAACCCAATCGAGAGTATTATCATCGTAATACTTTTCTGCAATGATATCTGGCCTTTCACCATCTTTGATATCATATCTGAAATAAATAGCAGCTTTATTTTGCAATAGCGTCGATAATCTTAATCTTCTAGTTATATCGTTTACTAAAACTGGATTATTTGGCTCATTACGAAAATTATAAGAAATAATCGGATGATTTTTAAAAAAGAATGACATTATTCTTTATCCTCAGGTATATCTTGTCTTGTGAACAATTCTATTTCTTGCAATCTGAAATTTAATCTAATATTTGAAGCATATGATTCGAAGCCTAAACTTCTAGTATATGCTGGATAATTCATAGGATGATAGTTTACATTGACTGAAGTAATTACACATTCTTTAAATGTAATCGGATGAGGAATCGCACCATTCATAACTTTTGGTTGTATAATATATGGAATGTCGAAGAAATGATTTCCTGCAAGTTTTGCGCTGTAGTCTGCTAACGCAGATCTTTTTAGAAAGTTAATCATTTTTCTTATAGTTTTAGCTTCGTTTTCTGATCTAGCTATTAAATCATAAGAAAAAGAAAATGAATCTCTAAAATTTAATCCTTGAAACAAAATTTCTTTATGTGGATTTCTAGCAATGCTTAATTGATCTCTCAACATCGATTGAGCTATCGGGCCAAATCCACCAACAACGGTTGAAGCTATTCCGGACGCTTGTGGACTTTTAGCTGCTGTATTTACAATTTCAGAAACGAATTGACCCGCTTTCGGGAGAAAATTACTAAGATTAGCTTTATCGATAGCTTTTTTTCCAGCGTTTATAATTTCTTCAACAGTTTTATTCAATTCAACTAGACCTTTAGTCGGATCTCTAACAGCTCTAACTATTTCAGCTCCAACTCCACCAAGTTCAACTGGATTATATGATACAGATATCGAATCTTGCAGTTCTGTTGGTATGGGTAAAGTTACTGTGCCAATTACTTTACTGTTAGTTCTAGCATCTCTATTTTCTTTTTTAAATTCATGAATCATTAATTCTAATCTGTGAAAAAGTTGTGTCTTATCCGCTGGAAACGAATAATTTTTTGATGTTGTTCTAGCATCGGCTAGCGCCTTCAGGGGATCAGACATAAACTTCTCCGTATTATGATTAGCTATTTATTCGTTAAATACATAGTTAATTATAATTGTTTTTTGAGTAATAGAATGTTATGAAGACATTAAAAGGAGTATTTACTCCAAAAAATCCACTGAAATATCGCGGAAATCCAACACGTATAGTTTTTAGATCCTCTTGGGAACTAAAAATAATGAAATATTTTGATATGAATGAACATATTATAGAGTGGTCGTCAGAAGAATTTTGGATTCCATATCGTTCACCACTCGACAATAAGATACATCGTTATTTTCCCGACTTCAAGATAAAAGTTAAAGACAAATATGGTAATGTGACGACCAAAGTTATAGAAATAAAACCAAAAAATCAAATAACACCACCACAAAAAAAGAACCGTATCACTAAAAATTATCTCAAAGAGATCGCCACATGGGGTATAAATAGTGAAAAATGGAAATCTGCTACTGAATACTGTTCGGATCGCAGATGGGAATTTTTAATTTTAACAGAAAGAGAGCTTGGCATCAACCGGCGTCAACATAGTGTAGGATAAACAATGGCTATTTCAAATTTAATTAAAGGATCCACTGCTGGTTTAGCTGCACTAGGAACGGCTGCACTATACGGCGACGATGCGCAAATGAGAGCAGCCTTAGGGGTAGCTACACTTGGAGTTAGTAGAGATATCTTTAATGTAATCAAAACGCCTTTTCAAATGAATTTTGATAAAATACTCGAAAATCAACAAGTAACAAATGTTCAAGCTACAAATTGGTTCAGAGAAACAGCTATGAAGCTGAATATGGATCCAAGAAGAATTATAAACTCAGATAATTCCCGAAAAACGAGCATCCCACTTATAGGAAATTTATATTTGTTTCAGTATGATCCAAAATATAAAGAAACCATACCCTATTATGATAGATTTCCTCTAGTATTTCCATTTCAACCAACAAGAAAACGTGGATATGCCTTACAGGAAGATGGATTTTTTGGAATAAACATTCATTATCTTCCGCCAAGATTAAGAGCAAGACTGATGAATAATCTTTATCAGTATATCACAGGCGATTTGAAAGAAACAACGTCATCACTTCAAATTTCTTATAATATTTTAATCAATAATTCGAAAATGCGATTCTTTAAACCTTGTGTCAAACACTATTTGTTATCAAATATGCGCTCAAAATTATTTAGAATACAACCAGAAGAATGGAATACAGCTATCATGTTACCACTACAACGTTTTACAAAGGCCTCTCAGGGTAGAGTTTGGAATGAAAGCATAGGGAGAATATAATTATGCCAATTTCACTTTTTAATAATCTATTCAAAGGGAATGGCGGTTCATCAAATCAATCCGACGCTTTTGGTATAGACAAATTTGCAGCTGAAATCGGTAAAAATGGTTTCGCGAAGGGACAATATTTTAGCGTTATGTTATCCTGTAACCATCGATTCAGTGGAACCACTAGAGCATTCCCATTAAGAATTGAATCAGTAAATATGCCTGGAAGAAATCTATTCACGATGGATCAAAACTATTACGGTCCTATGAGAATGATTCCATATAGAGCTTCATATCAACCGGTGACATTAACGGTCATAATGAGTGAAGATATGTATGAACGTAACTTCTTTTTAAATTGGCAAGATCAAATTATTGGTGGAAGAAGAAATGATGTTGTTACAAGACGAGATGATGGAAAGCATGATCCATATTTCTATGACGAGTATGTAGGATCTATGGACATAAATTTTTATGCCGAATCTCCACATTTACAAAAACGTGGCGGGGGAAACAGTTTACTACAAAATATTAAAGAAGTTGCAAATATAGCAGGAATAGATCCTTCTAAATTCACTTCACCATTTGGTTTTAACATTCCATTTTTGCAAAACCGATCTAATAATGTAAGAGAAGTTTACAAGGTGACTTTAAATGAAGTTTATCCTATTTCTGTCCAAGACGTTCCTCTTTCGTGGGGGGATGATACATACACTAAGCTACAAATTGAAATGAGATACTACGATTATACAGAAACGTATACCGCTCCTCAGGCGCCTATAGGAAGGGGTATATTATCTTCGATTAGATCTTCTACTCAAGCATTTCAGAGATTCGCGCCAGTTTTTTCTGCAGTTAAAAATGTAGGATTTAAAGGAACCGTTAGGGGTGCATTTTCTTCGGTGGGTCGATCAATTCAAACTCAAGGAAGATCAGCTAGAGCTATTTTACCATTTTAAAATTATGAGGATATAATATGCCTTTACCAAAACTTACAGCACCAATATTTACATTGACTGTGCCATCAACTCAAAAAGTGATCAAGTATAGACCATTCTTAGTCAAAGAAGAAAAAAACTTATTGATTGCGCAAGAATCTAAAGATATGGAAACGATAATGAATGTGATGAAAGAAACAATCAACTCATGCGTTCTTGAAGAAAATTTTGATGTTTCAAAATTAGCATCATTTGATTTTGAATATTTATTTTTAAATATCAGAGCGAAATCCGTTGGCGAACAAATTAAATTAAATTATCGTCATCACGATGGAAAAAACTACAAAGGTGAAGAATGTAAAGAAGTTACAGAAGTTCAATTGAATATTGAAGATATAAAAGTTCAAGGATTAGAAAATCACAGTTGTAAAGTGATGATCAATGATGATATGGGTATAATGTTTAGATATCCTAGATTTTCAGACATGAAAATTTTGAACAATGAAGATACTGCAGATATTGAATTAATCGCTTCGTGCATCGAAACTGTTTTTGATAATGAAAATGTATATGATCCAGATAATTTAGAAGATTCTATAAAGTTTGTGCAATCTTTGAATGTTGGTAGTTTAGAAAAAGTTGTTGATTTTTTTAAAACAATTCCAGTATTAAAACATTCTTTTGAATATACTTGTAATAAATGTGGACAAAAAGATTTAGTAACACTAGAAGGCATTAGCGATTTTTTTTAATTGGCCTCTCTCATAACAATCTAGCAAATTATTATAAATTAAATTTTTCTCTTATGCAATATCACAAATACAGTTTAACTGAAATTGAATCCATGATACCGTGGGAAAGAGAAATTTATGTTAATTTTTTAATAGATTATCTAGAAAAACAAAAAAAACAGAGAGAGGCTAAAGCTAATGGCTAATGTCGCTACGCTTAGATCTAACGCTAATTTTAAATCAGCGTTTTCTACAAGTCAAAATAAAAAAGTAAATTTACGTTTGATCAAGGGTGGTGTGGCGGATAGATATAGTGGTATGAATAAATTTTTAATTGGAAATACTGATCAAGTCAGTTCATCTGGAATAGAAAAAGTAAAAGCTACATCGTTAAACAATAAAGTTTCAAACGTGTTCAATATTCGAAAAAATATATTCGATAGAATGGAAAGACGAGAAGAAGAAAATGCTCGAGAAAGAACTGCTACAGTTTCTAACGTAGAAAAAGTTCAAGACGAAACTGAATCGGATTCAAGTTCAATGTTTTCCCTTATACTGAAATCATTATTAATAGCTATAAAAAAGATATTAGGATTCATTAAAAAAATTTTTAAATATTTGAAATATTTGAAATATTTGCTTGCTCTCTTAACAAGAGCTCTACCTGCACTAAAATGGATTGGTAAAAATTTGAAATTTATTGTAACAAGATTTCCCTTCATAGGCGTGCCGGTGGCCGCGGTGCTGGCGCTCTCTGAGCTGATAGATTTCTTAACAAAAAAAGAAAGTCCAGGAATTCCGAAATCTGCACCACCACCAGCTGATGAACCAAAAGCTGCTGCACCTGCCAAGAAGGAAGAAGCCAAGCCTGCTGCACCTGCCAAGAAGGAAGAAGCCAAGCCTGCTGCCAAGCCTGCTGATGCTGCACCTGCCAAGAAGGAAGAAGCCAAGCCTGCT